GAACCAAATATAAATTCATGATGTGAGTTTATGTCCGTATCTAGCTCTCCTCTTGTAATTTGATATACTTTATCAATTATTCTTACAATAGTATCACTAGGTCTGTCAACATCTGAGACCATAAAAGTTTCAGGTTCTAAAAAATATTGGTGTATAGTTGTGCCCGCATATAAAGAAGGAGTGCTATCTTGCTTAAGATTTCCGTCAATGTAGTCTTTAAACTTTCTTGGCGATCCTCCCTGTATCGGGTTTATGTAACTCAGAGACGAGTTACTGATTTTGTTACTTTGATAATAATCCATATAAAATTCTGTTTAAACTGTACTTACTGTAATTTCTGTATGCAATATAAAAGATTCTTCTGAATCTTACAACATATCCGCTTCAAAACAACTGTTACTGCAATAACCAGGTTTACTCATTGGTTTCTCACAATGCATACATGTGTGTTCGTCGTTATCATAAGCGGGGTTTCCGTAATCTACTGGGTCCATATTAAAATATATATCTAATTGTTTCTATAGGAAAGTACTTGCTGTATAGTTCTTTCCATTCATTTAACAGTCTGCCTTTATGTTTTAATGGGTAACGCATTACACCGCTTTTGTTTTTTACCTCATTGCTGTATTGCATTAGGTGTCTTGCTTCCGGGGATGCTTTAGCCATTTGATTTACATGGTTAGTTAAAACTATTACTTCGCATTTGTTAACACCAGCAACTGCAGATACTTCTTGAAACAACTCTTCATAAAGCTCATCCCAATGATGATGAAATATAAGAGGGGAGTAATTTATATGTACTTCCCATCCTAGATCTTTTAATCTGTTAATATCCTCAATGCGCGAATAAATATCTTGCATTTTAGGCTCTACAACGGTAGAATATACCTGTGGCATAAGAGAAACACGTATACGAGGGCGTTTTTTGAAAGAATTTACGTCTGTTGTTAGTAATTTTGGATACTTAGTAGCCATAGTACTATTCAATTGTGGGTGATCATCATAACGCTTAAGATAATCTATAAGCGGCTCAGGCATATGCTTTTGCATAAGCACTAAATCTGTATTACATGCAATGTCTACCATTGTGTATACAGGATCTTGTTGATCAGGTACTTTGTCGTAGGTCTTTTCCCACTCTACTACAGAATTAAATATTTCATCAACATTCTCATTGACGTATACTCTAGTTCCATTATATCTAGACATATAACAGTATGTGTTTACACAACCACCAAAACATCCGTAGATAAGATTTGGTGCAATGCAATTAGCACTGTTATTGTTTGGTTTTGTTACCAGGGTTTTTGTTTTCTGTGTTTTTATCATTTCTATAATATTTACCTTTAATTACTCCTATCGGATATTCTTTTAAATATCTGTATAAAGTTCTGTCTGTTATTCCTAATAGTTTTGAAGCTTCTTGTCTGTGTCCTGCGCACCTGTTTAACGCTTTACATATAAGTCTAATGTGCTCGTCTTTTATCGTCATATAATTTAGATTTATAAAAAGAGGGGTTGGGACTCGGTAACCCTGCACGTATTACTACGCTTGACCCCTCTTTCTAAATTATGCTACCATTACAAGTCTCTCTTGTACGATATTTGCTTTTTCTGCTAACTGTGCAGAACTACTGTACTGTCCTATTTCTGCTAGTTGTTCTTCTAGCGACTCAGTCTCCCAAGTTTTATAATCATGCTCGAAATAAGGAGTTGTAATTGTTACATCATTAGTTAGATCTACAATACCATATGCATAGTACTCGCAGCATCTCATCTTCATGTAAGAATAATCTGATGGTACAGCTACAACATTCATAGGATTAACTAGTGTTGCTAAGAAGACAGTGTCTCCGCCTCCACCACCAAATCCTTTTACATATCCAGGAGCACCTACGTGCAAACCACTAGAACATGTATTGTTAGGATTGCTATCACAAGAACTTCTAGGCATAGATACAGGAGAACCCAAACGAATTTGTGTACTACCACCATGCCAGTCAGTAAACTCTGGTGCATCTACATCACCTCCTAGATCGTTCATGCTATTAAACATCTCATCTAGGTTACCAGCAACGTGCTGAGGTGCAATAAAATTACCATTGTTATCTGCTACAACTTCTGTCTTCACAATAGAAAACTTACCGTCGATATCCATAACTGTGTAGTCTTTAGGATCTTCACCAGAAGCTTTAATTTGTATGTACTCTTTAGGTACCCACATATTTACAGCTTTATACGTCTTATCAGTTTTCTTAACAGACTTATAGGCAATAAAATAACCTGAGTCTGTAATTGGAAACTCATACTGGTCCATAAAAGAATACAAATCACGTTTAACGTGCTCTGCAGGATTTAACATCAACAGCTTCCAGAAATTTACTAATGGTGTTATTGGATGTCCTTCATCTAAGAATTGTTTCATCTTAGTTAATAGCTTGGTAGGTAGGGGCTCACTGAACCCCTTTAAATACCAATTTCCAAGACTATCTCTGACAAGATCTTGACTATTATAAACTCTAGATACAGGGTCAAACTTTTCTATTAACTCTTTGACTAAATTGTCTTTAGGGTTAAGTGCTACTGTTTTTACCTGCTCGTATAAAGTTTGTGCTTCATCTTTTGTAGCTTCTGTTTTGTAAAAACTGCTACCGTTTATTAGTGCAGTAACATCCTTGTTACTTCTAATTGCAAATACTTGATTCATTGAAATAGTTTTTAATTTTAAAATTGTTTTTTGAATAAAATTGTGGAATAATATTTTTAATAATATTTTCCGCTTTGTCATCTCGTGTTGTATTCTGAGTTAAGAAATATTTTTCTAAGAATACTAACTCGTTTGCTTGCTCTTTAAGAAACTCTAGCAAACCGTTCATATAATAACCTCCTTGCTTACCATAAGCAGTAGCATTAATATCAGTCATAACTAAATTGTAATGATGAAACAGTCTTGTTACATTTCCTACACGTTGATCGGTTCTGTTTTGTGTATTTACATCTGTAATAATAGTTGCAAAATCAGTACGATACTTTCTAGGAATAGGAGATACATTAGATGCTTCTCCTAATAGAACAGGATGCCTGTTTACAAGACCATGTAAATATTCTATGGACTTAGTGCACATAAAATAGTTATAGTTCTTTACTAAGAATTCTTTAATAGTAAGAGCACCTATCTGCTTGTACCACTTTAAGTGAGACTTAGCAATTTTATGCACTTGTATTCTAGAAATATTGTAAAGAGGTCCGTAAGTATCTTTACCTAATCTGTTTTTGCCTGTGTTAAACTTACTGTTATACAAAACAAGACCCAATCGTTTAAGCTGTTCTTCTTCTTCTGAAGACGCATAGACAATACTAATACCCTGGTTAACTAGTTTAGTTAGATCTTTATAATATGCTTCTGTTTTATAAAATCTAACAAACTCAAGTTTTCTGTCATAGTCGTTATACCATCGCAACTGTCTAGCACATACCAAATCTCTAGGAGGTTTAGCTTTAGCTACAGCTTTAACAGATGGTTTAAACGTATCAGGAACTACAAGATCATCATAGCTTTGCGTATTGTCTATAATATAGCGCAATAACAAAGGCTTTAACTTTTCTAGCATTGCTACTTTACTCTGCTGCAAAGTATTTTTCCATGTATCATCATCAGACAGCTCTAAACAAACAAAACTGTTAGTTCCTACAAGAGCTTGTTCTATATATTCATTCTTAATGCTACTTAACTTACCTCTCTTTCTAAAGAAAGCTGTGATAGGTTTTCTAGCAAAGTGATGAGAAGCGCTATTACTATATTTCTTAGTATTACGTTTACCATCAATAACAGAATAACCTTTAAATATAAAATCAATGTCAGAAGGTGTAACAGACATACCCCACGGAGCAAATTCTGGTCTATCTGATCCAGGTATACAAAAGTCAATGCTAATGCTTTCTTCTTTTGTAACTGGTATAGTAGGAGTTCCTCTGTTTTCTTCACATAAATCTATGTAACGTTTAAAGTCTGTTTCCTCTTTCCATGATTTATAATAAAGTTCTCTAAGCTCTTCTCTAGCATCTCTGTACTTTTGTTTGATAGCAGCTACAGTTCTATCGTTGTATTCTATAGCTTCTCTAGACATAGTGACGTCTATATCACCAACATCAAACTTAAGTGCTACTGTAGTTTGTGAATACGTGTCTAAATAATCAATATCGTCTCCGTATCTACCAAGTCCTACTTGATTTGCATCTAGCGGATAGCTTACACCACCTAAACAAATAGAAAGCTTAAAGTCTGTATAACCAGTACTACCAGTTGCTATCCAGCTATTACCAGACATAACTTTGTAGTTGTTGTTTATACCCATACCTCTATAAGAGATATTATCAAAGAAACGTAGCTGTCTTTTACACTCTGTAATAAACTTATCTTCGTCTCCCGATCTAACAGGCAATATAACTTCTGTACCATTTCTTGTGTCTGTTGTGTTACTAGTCAACAGCTCAATTCTAGGGACTTGCTCACCTCTATGTACTATATAGTGGTATTCAATCCCATTGTGTATAGTTTTAACCTCAAAAGCGTCTGTATAAGCTAAAGGACTTTTTGCGCCTATACCAAAACCACCTATTTCGTTGTTAGTATTTCTTTTTGTAGAAGAAAAGTATTTAGAATAAATGTTTTTGATTCTATCTGGACTTAGACCTACACCTACATCTTTAAAACAGATTTTACCTGACTTACCTGTAAGTGGGTCCGCTTTTGATAATAGTATAACTACATCATCTTTAATTCCTGCTTCTCTGTGTGAATCGAAACAGTTTGAGGTCACCTCTCTTACGATTGACCCTATCTTATTAGAATATAAAGTATCAGAGAAACCCCTGAATAGTATTCCAATATTACTACTGTCTATACCAAAGTCTATAGACTCAGATATAGTACCTACATGCTGAATGTCAGCGTTACTTACTAATTTCATACTTTATTGTTTTATTTATATCTCACTGTTCGACTGTCTACCAAAACAAACTCTTGCCCACAACTCTTACATACACCTCCTTTTTTAGTGTAGTTCATTTCTATTTGTCCTTGTAAACAATTAGGACATGCAATTGCAGGACTTTGATCACTACAAAACATAGGTTCTTCTATTGGTGGTGGATTAATGTGTTCGTGTTCCCAGTCTAAATTATTGAGATAATATTCTTTCATTCTTCCCATTACTATTGATTTAATTTGATTTCTATTTTTTTGTCTATTGGCGTGTCAGGGTCCGGTATATCTATTTCTAATGTTTCTGCTGCCCAGTTACGCACGTTTTCTAAATATGTGACAAATTCATCTGTAGATAGTTCTCTAGTTGACTTTGCTACTGTACCGATTACTACACCGGTATCCCGTACAATCCAATCGTCTCTTAAAAAGTTCTCTCTAAGAAACATATGTACATCATCCCTTGTTATAGGACTGCTTACATTGTCTTGTTGAATGTCTGTACGTGTATAGCCTAGCTCTTTGAATCTTTCTTTAATGAGATAAACTATAACGCCCCAATAATACCTGTTTTGTGGATTACTGCGTGTTTTGGTCTTTCTAATCGTAATCTCCACTTCTTTTTCGTGTAGTTTATTAAGATCATCGTTAACCATAATAGGATCATCAGGAACAATACGACCGTTACTGACTTTCCCCGTAAAATGTATCATAGAATTTATGTTTTAAAATTTCATCACGAGTCTCTGTTGATATATGAAAAACTAGTTTTCTTTCTTCTTCTGTATCTACAGGAAAGAATCTAGGAGCACCCGCTTTAGTTATATATTTGATATCGTCATCAGGCAGTATACCTAATTTGACTACTAGATCTTGAAAACACTTACCATATAACCACTGATTGTCTAAATCCCAATTTGCTTGTCTGACTGTGTCATAAAAGTCAAGAGATATAGATACTGGTAGTTTTTTGATAGGTTTAACATCTTTGAGGTAAGGCAGGTAACTGTCTTTTACTGCATTTACTATCTTACTCCTCATGTGTGGGCTCATACGAGCATTATAAAGTTGCTGACCATTGATTGTAAGGTATTTTGCTGTTCCTATAGTTCTTGGGTTAGCCACTACGTGGTTACCTTCACTATCTATCATTCTACCTTTTTTGTCGAATCCGTTGTTAGCATACTTTTTAGGTATTTTACCTCCCTTTTTGTAGTATTTAATCCTACGTGATTTAGATACCATCACTTTCTTGATGAACTGAGGTATCTCTATTGATGTTGTCATACTCTTATTTTAAGATTAATACTATTTACTATTTCCAGTCTTCAGGAAACAGTATCTTACCGATTGCTTTTCCTATTACGGCTACTGCCCAGGCTATAATTAGCCAGAAAATTGCTTTTATCATGTTTGTTCTATATGCGCATAAGTTTCCTTACACTGGTTTATAATTTTTAATGCTTCTGTTGTTCCGTTGATCTCAATGTAATCTGATATGTCTTTAGCTCCATAATTTTTAGTACCAAACCTACCATTAGTCAAGAATAAAGGCTGTATGTTATATCTCTTTAGTAGAGTATTAGCCATCTTAACACCGGTTAGGTCAAAATCCATAAAAGAAAATATGTTTGTAAAACGTCTAGAGATCTGTGTCATGATACCATCATTTGGTATTACTGCTTCCGAAGCAGGAGCAGCTGCAACAATTCCTAATTGTCGTAGCGCCATAACATCTTTCATAGACTTTGTAATTACAATATGATCACCATACTCTGGTAATTGTTCTAGACCTTGCCAGCTGTTGTAATTAGATAGCCATCTAAATGCATTACGTTGAGGCATATAAATCTTATACTGTCCTGGACCAAATCTATAAGCATATGCTAAATCATTTTTACGTCTTGTGTATACTACCTTTGTGTTGTAAAATACTATTTCACAGGGGTATACATTATAAAGGGTTAATACAGCTTTGTTAATTCCATACTTAGACCAGAAATCTCTATCGTATTGATCCCAAGGTCTAATTTTGATTTCTATTTTAGACTCTTTTGGTTCTAGTTTTGCTGGTTCGTATTCTCTTTTAACAACTGTTGCGTTGACACTGCCGTTTGTTAGACCAAAGTCTACAGCACATTTCTCAAGAGCTTTTGCGTACGTAATTCCGTACTTATACTGTATGATTTTAATCCAATCACCAGAAAAGCCTTGCGCCCAATCTTTAAAGTAAATAGTCCCGTTAATCATTTTAAATGAACAAGAAGGATTATTATCTCTACGTAATGGGGATTTTACTTTTGCATTGACGTCAACTTTAATCCCTAAATAATATTCTAATATTTGAGCTTGATCTAGCCTCGCTAGAATATACTCTTTAGTTATTACTGGGTTTAAATTATACATTTACTGTAGTTTGTAGACAAAAAAGGAGGCACGAAGCCTCCCTTTATAATGTCTAGATGAATGAATGAATTACCAAGTATCTCCTGCAGTAGAAGAACTAGTATTTGAACTTATCTCTGCTTCATTGGTTGGTTGAGCGGGAGTAATGTTATCTCTGTATCCTACAACTAGTTGTTGTGCAGAGTCTTGTGGTAAACAAAATGGTTGTACAGGACGTGAAGGAAACTGTAAATACTTACCTTGCTTGTCATATACACATTTAATTTTAAACTTGTGTCCCTCATATGAGTTACCAATTAACTCGATAAGATTCTTACCAAGCTCATTCCATGTTGCACCACTAATTGCTACACGCTCTTTAGGAATGAATGCAGATAGAATGTGGTGTAATACCTCACCTGTATTTCTGATTAAGTCAGCATGTAACTGCTCAGGTGTAGAAGACCAGCTTCTTCCTGCAGCGGCTGCATTTTTAGAAGACTCTTGTAATCTTTCTAAACTTGTAACTTCCATTTGTGTATGTGTAAATTTAGCTCCTTCTTCATCTTGGAAGTAGAATCTAACAACGTTACCACCAGTTCCGTCTTGTCTAAGAGTGTCAAAAGTGACATCTACTAGTTGAACGTTTTCGTTGATACCCGGGCTCATTAGTTTGTAACTAGGAGCACTTGTTTGTGTTTCTTGTAATTGATACATAATTGCTTTTTAAAAATTAAAATTTTGTTTTATTGTTATATTGACTACTAATATACAAAATAAACAGGAGAATCTTCTGTTATTTTATACTTGTTTTATATATCTCCTTCCAGTCAAAGGGTAGTATTTTACCTGCTAAATGAGGTAAACGTGTACCTGCTTCTATCTCGTCGGAAGCTTCAAAAGAAATGCTTAACACATTCTCTTCGTTTCTATATACAAAACCAATTGCATCTGATTTAGCCATGATATAATTCTTTAGTTTACCTGAAAGATCTAAACTGCTTACGTTAACTTCTACTGAGTCCGTTCCGATGATTGTCTTCTTTCTGTGTCCTACAAGAATGATATGATCGCTACAAGTTAATAAGGCGTCAATTAAACCCATAACTCTTGTACGCACTTGATTGTAACCGTCACCGAAAGGAAGCTTTGCAAAAGAATCTAAATTATTCTCTCTTGCAATATCTTTCTCTATCCATGAGACTACATTGTCAATTGTGTCTAGCGCAATATATTTATATCTATTAGGCTCTGCTTTAAGCGCACCTACTAGCTGTTTTAAATCTGATGTTGATCCTACCTCTACCTTTAAGGCATCGATATATTTACTACCTCGTTCTGTATCTATAATTAGACACCCTTCGAGCTTAGACAACATTGTTGTCTTACCTGCCTTTGATTGACCAAATATAGTCAAGAGGCTAGGATTTACTGTTTGTGATTTTACTACTGTCTTTGGTAATTCCATATAATTAATTTAAAATAAAGTTGAACTGTAATCGTCAAATCTACCATGTGATAGATTATTCTTAAGACGCACTAGACCTGCTGTACCTGTTCTGTTCTTCAAACAGTGTAAGGCAACAAGATCAGTAGTAGGAAATCTCTTCTTACCATAGTGCTCTATGTTTAATAATATCGGCTGATGTAATACCATAACTACGTCAGCTGCGTGATAAATTTGTTTTGAACCATGTATATCTGTCTTGGTTGGATAATGCAATGCAGGGTTAGTTGGATCTCTCCGCTCCTTACTCTCCATCTTGTCATTCATCTGACCAATAAGAATGTTACATGTCTGAAATTCCTTTCTTACCTGGATAAACATTTTACCCAACTCAGCAAGAGATTGTATTTCGTTTTCACCGGGGTTAGGGGTAACTAACAAGGTGTGATCTAATGAGATAACAATCTTAGAGTCTTTAAACTCTTTACAAAAATCATTGATAGTTGCATAGATTCTATCTCTATTAGAGGGGGTCTCTACATAATAAACGTTTTCATTTTTCATCTTGGAGTACTCATTTCTGAGCTCTTCAAGTTCTTGTTCTGTCAAAGGGTTGTCGGATGAAACTAGTTTGCGATAGTCTACTTTACCAAGCTGACTCATTTTACGAATCATCTCGTCCTTTGCATGCATCTCGAAAGAAAAATGTAGAACCTTTACATCTTGATTACCTAGATAATTAGACGTAAAGTCAGTGTGCAACATGTTGGTAAAGAATGACTTACCGTGACCTGATGCACCTGCTAGAAAATAGGTTTGACCAAAATGAAACCCACCGAGAAGCATAGTGTTTACTTTCTGCCAGCGTGTAGCTAAAAACGGACGCTGACCTGTTGCACCTTCATAGAGGAACTTGTCGGCTTCTTTAATAGCTTGTTCTGCTGTCTTTATTTGTAAACTAGTAAACTTTGTCGTTTGGAGATTCAAATCCATCTATATCTGTTTTCATTAATTGTTCTACTGTTTTCCATTGTTCTGTTTCTATCCACTTTTCCATGCCCATATGTATTTGAGCATTGTTCTTCGCCCATTCTAGACATTCCATTACTTTAGCATGTAGTGCACGTTTAGGTGCTATGCTTTTCTTGTAAAAGGTTCTGGTTTTCATTGTTGCATTCCTACCAGGTAGCTTTTTACCGTTAATGTATATCTGTAATGGATAAGCTTCAAAGAATTCATCATATGCAGTTGATATATCTGTGTTGTAGAGCTCTTTGATGAACTTGTTAGTAACACGATAGTTATCCGCCCAAGAAGTATCGCTACTTCCCTCGTTAATTAAATAACCCCGATCTTCTAAGTCTTCTAACTCTTTTAATTCAAAGCCACCATTTTCATGTACATACTTGTACAAAGAGGCATAGTCATTTTCATAGATGATGTATAAGAATAGAAATTGTGTAGGACTAATCTTGTGCTTGCACAAATAGTCT